TAGTGGTGCGGGTGCCTTTGGTGCCATTTTGCTATTAAACTCCGTTTTCTGCGTACTTCCACTCATCAGTGGCAGTATTGATAGATAACCCACCAATAGAGTATTCAATACCACAGTCCATAAGTGTTTTTCCTAAACACTCTTGAGTAGAGGTTTTTATTTGTTCCACTAAATCAAAATTTGTAAGCACAAACATCATCTGGACACCATTTTTGTTATCGTCAATGTGATAATCAAACGAAAGTTCAAATGTTAATTGTATTGTAGCATCATTCCCTTTTAACAATGGACAGTTAAAAGTTACTAATTCAGGAAATATTACATCCTGATTTTTACTCGCATCACCTATCTTTCGCTCGATAGTGAACATATAATTACCTTTATTATCCACCTGGCGAACAATGTTTGTAACTGCACTAATTCGGAGATTCCGAATTTGTGCGAGTAATGTGTTAGCATCCTTTGAATCGTTCTTAAATCGATTAAGAAGGTCATCAAGTTCTTTCAAACTCAACTTTGTACCAATGCGTAACTTTAAATATTCAAGTTTTGGATGAAGAATAATACCAAATAAGGCAACCCGCTGAGTGTTTTTGGATATTTGCTTGGGATATGTTTCAATAATAGTCTCACCGAATAACGTTTTACACGGTTTATCGGTTTCATAGGCATGAACGTAGTTAACAAAAGACCTTATATCATCTGTTTTAAATGTTGTTGACGTTTCATCTAGTAATTCATGAAAATGGTTACCCGTCAGTATCTCAACCTTTCCGTCCCTTGCTACAACATTAATCCTCTGTTCCATTAACAGCTTCCTTTGCTAAATTTCTTGTGATATCTGGTATTTCAAGATCAAGCTGTTCCTGAAGAAGATCTAACTCTGTTTCCTCAGAAGCAACGATCAACCCATTCTCTATCTCGGTTATGAAATCCATACTCTTCGTGTGGGGAATGAGACTATAGACTTCGTATCCGATTTGACCAAACCGTTCACCGTATATCTTTGGTGGCTTAATGGTAATTTTAGATACCACAGTTACCGGTTTATTTGAATCAAGGCACAGCTGTTGTGCCTGTTCAAATTCTGTTTGCATCTTCTGAGCGTAATCCCCTCTGGGACCAACCTCATAAAATGCCAGCTTACGACTTTTCTTCTTCAACATTTCCTCCTTCGTTTTTAAAAAATGATTCATCTAACCACTGTTTAGGGTCTTCTTTATGGCCAGATATTTGTGGATCCATTGCGTTATGATAAACAATCTTGTTAATTATATCCAGAGTGGGAGAGCAACTACAAACATCCAGTAGTTCATGCGTGGTTGTGTGTTGAATAATATCTTCCTTTGGATATATGTGCCGGCACTCCCTTTGAATGTAATACTTAAATGATGGAAATTTATTTTCTTTGGTGAGTGTTGATAACTCAAATAGTAGTTTTGCAATCTTGTTCCTTTTAAACAAGTATATCGGCACTGCCACTTCCGGAACCTGAAATATCAGTTCGTCTTTTTTTTCGTCATAATTAATACTGAGAATATTAATCATGAGACATAATCCTTCATCGAGTTTTTCCAGTAGATATTATCGTGTTTTATCGATAAAATATCGCTTTTTGGAATAAAGGATGGTCCTCCTGTTCGTTTTCCTACAATAATCCACCTAGCCCAAAACAAATCAACATCGGTAAAAGAACCCAATAAAGGCTCTATGGCGACAAACTTCTGGTCCGATGGATGATTTTTAAAATTTTGGTATTCAGGGATTGTTTGACACTCACCAGACACCATGGTTATTCCAAGCCAACAATTACTTGGAAAAATAAATTTGTCATAAAAATCATATTTTTTTGTTAAAAACAGAAACCGGTGTTGCGGGTTTATATGGCAAACATCAATAACCTGTTGGATATGATCTGGGTTATGATAAGAAATATCTGACATGCTTGCTACAAAAATAGTAGAAAATCGCAGCACGTCATCGGGCTGGCTTAATCGGTCTGGAAAAAATTGCAGAGTAGAAAATGGGAGCCGATACTGGTCCGGGATTTTCGTCTTACCGTTTTTGATATCCTGAAAGAACCGGTTATGTAGTTTCCGGGCATAGCAATAATAACACGTATTAATGCAGCCGTAAAGAGGATTCCATGTGTAATTTAAGGTAAATTTGTCTTTGTAATTTACCCAATCAATTTTGGTCTTGTTCATTCCTGACATTATTTGTCCTTTTTTGAATGATTATTATTAATATACTTTTTTTTAAGCAAAAAACAATCAAGTGCTGTTTTTAATTGTTTTTTTTGTTCAGTGAGTGTTGCTATTTCAGCAGCATGGTTTTTTAATAAAGTGTTCATGGTTTCTTTTAAGAAAGCATTCTCTGTAGTAATTTCGATGTTGATTTTATTCAACTCGAGTATCTTACTCTGGGAATAAAACTCATAAATGGATTTTGTTTTTTTCTTTGCCATACTTAGTTAAGATACTCTTTAAGATTAATATTTTATATTTGTTTTACTTTATTAGCATTGCGATCGCATTTTTCAGTAAATGCGTTTGTAATGCGTTCGCATTTTTTTTGACTAATATTTTAACGTCTAGCTCTTAGTATATCTCCTAACCCTGACATTCCACCTCTACTTTCATTACTCCACCTATATGAAGCACTTACACGAGCCTTTTCACTTTTAGCGGACATAATATTCATGTACTCATTAAGGTCAATACTCCAAAAATATTTTTCATCAAAATCAAATAAATTAAAATCCTCAATTACAGAAATAAAATATTTTTCTGAAATTTTTAAAGTTTTTGAAAGATTTTCGTAATCTTTTTCTAATTTATAGTCTTTCGTATCCCTTAATATTTCAATTATTGCCCAATAAATTCCATACCCTTTCCACTTTAATTTATGTAATAATTTCATAAATCGAAGGTTTGTTCGAGTATTCGATTTATGAGGAAAATAGGGAGAAATCGGTTTAGCCATTTTTGTCAGTCAAATAAAAAAGGCGTATCGTTGGGACCGGATACACTTGCATGGAGTGCACCCTAATTTACAATACGCCTTTATAAGTATTCCATGTGAGCATGCATTTTATGATCCCAGTCAGTCATTTGTGACAACATTATGAAATATAATTAAGAAAAAACAAAAAGCAACTATTTTTTATATAAACCTCTTTCATAGAATCTATCCACAAGATCTGTGAATACATCGTAATTGTCTATGAGACGAACGTTGAGGCGCTTTGCGCGGTCTCTCTGGTTCTTCCGCATCTTCTTGCCAGGGCTCTTCAATTCAACGTGCAGAGACTCGTTAAAATTCAAACTGCCTGGTTTCTGCTTGAAGATAATAATATCCTGCCAACCGGCGAAATTATCAGCCAACTCACTCTTCAGCTGCTTTGGACAATTATGCGCCAACCAGTTCCACTGCCAATCCTCAAATAATCGAAGATATTCACCCTCATCGATTGAATCAAGATAACCGATGCATTTACCCTTCAACTCATCCTCGGTGCCTGGTGTAAAAAACTGTTCCCGTAACTGTTTCTTTCTCGCCTGTCTCGTCTTTCCACGTAATTGCTGCTCTTTGCTTAATGGAAAGGTCTGGTCTCGTGAAATCACCATACGTAACTCCCTTTTGTTTGAGTATAAATCTCTGATAACGACATTCTGCGCATACACAACCTTGTACTATGGTATGCATATTTTTCTCTTTTTTTGTTAATGTTTTATACAATTACTTTTCAAGGCTTTCTAAATATGCTAAAAATCTTCGTGAGGATATATTTTCATCCCGCAGCTTTTTAACATGTAGAAAAATTACCGACCTTGAGGCCCCTGTTTGGGTAGATAGAACTATCTGTGCTGATTTTAGTTCTAGCTCCTTTATTCTAAGCATATCTGATGCCATAGCATAAATAGCAGGGATGGAGCAAAGCTTATACTTGTCGAGATAATCCATGTATTTTCTCTGATTGACACAATCAAACGATAGTATTTTGCGGCCATATTCATTTGCAGACAGTCGCTTTTTAATATTATCAATCTTGCCCTGTATACTATCGATAAGGCGGTATTCGGGATCTTCGATTGATATGTAAACCAACCCGTCTATTTCATCAACAGTGGTGTAATTGGTTGTATCAGGTGGTAGTATGGTATCAAAAGAGGTTTTTGATACCTCCCTCACAGCCTGATCAAATGCGGATAAATCTGTGTATGATGCCTGAGAAAATGCCACCGTTACCAACAATAAGATGAAAAACATTATTTCTCCTTCCTCGCCGACGTAAAGCGTTTTTCCGTATATATATCCAGCATTTCCTGAAATATGTGGGTTATTGGCCTTTGCTCTGTCAACGCCAGTGCAAACATGTCCTTTTGTTGAGCATCAGTAACCAATATTCTGGATGTGGCCTGTTGTTTTTTGGGAATACGTTTAATGCCTTGCACTATTACCTCTCTTTCTTTTGAATGAAATGGTTAAATAAAATATTGCAGCCAGTAATAAATCATAGACGAAAAGATTTTCAAGACAACCGTACAGAGATACTGAATGGTAAATAATAAAAAAGTTACCAAAAATACCCCCCCACAAAAAAGTAATTAAAATAAGAGGTTTTCGTAAATTCATAATTTCATACCCGCTAAAATATCGAGTACATCGGACACTACTTCTGATAATAAATATTTCTGCATAAACTTGTATTTTTCCATTATAACGATCTCGCCAGTAACTATATTTTTCATACTGATCCGGTTCAGAACATTACACTTAGCAATGATTTCTTCAGCTGATAAAGATTGCACCTTTGCTTGTGCATTCAATTCAGCTCCGGTAATTTTGTCTTGTAACACATCTTCCTCCTTTTGAGAATTTTTTCCCTTTTTAAACTGTAACACCATTTCATTGATAGCCAGCTGACATCCTGGTGACAATTCTTTTAAATTTCTCATGAGACGAATAAACTCACTAGGTTGTCCCGTTAAATCTTCTATTGTACATCCCAGTGCTTTTGATATTGCCTCACGGGTGTTTGGAGATGGTTGGCGGGTATTGTTTTCAAACTGAGATATACACCCCTGGGTAACTCCTATACGTTCTGATAGCTCTATTTGCCCTATACCCGCCAATCTTCGAAGCTCTCTAATTTTTAAACCATCCATCTTTTTTCCTTTTGTTTCTTAAAAATTATCATTAAAAAACTTTTCAACAACCACCTCAAACGCATCGATAGAGAAACTACCAGATTCTAATACCCCCCCTTTTTCTGCCTTGATAAATATTTTTTCTTCACTGCTACGAGAAATCCAGTAATCACCAATTGTAATTGCGCCCGATTTCTTCCTGCAAAGCTTATTGGCTCGGTTTCTTAGAATTCTACGACACTCATCACCACACGTTGTAGGCGTGTTCATTGCGTCAGACTCTCCTTTCTGACCACAAATAACACACACAAACTTTACAGCCTTTTTTCTTATTAACATTTTATTCCTTTCTTTTTTTGTTTGGTGTTAATATTAATGTTAATATTAATATACAACCATTAATTAAGATTGTCTATAACTATTTTGTCAATAAATAAAAAACCCTGCTTATAATTAAACAAGCAGGGCCAGGGCTTTTTAAGAGGGGTTTCTTTTATCTAAAAAAATTAAATATGGTAGCGGTTATAACAAGAGCACTCATGAGAAGAGATTGGAGATCGATCTTTTTAAAAATGTCTTTTTGGGTTGCGACCAGAGAGTCCAGGGCTTTATTAATATCTTTATGTCTTTCTTCACACAGCTCTTTGTTGAATTCTTCCGCCATAATAACCCCCGGGTAAAATTGTTTTATAGTTTTTTCTTGAGCTTGGAGCGTAGCTCTGCAGCCTTTATTTTTATATTTCTTTTATGAGTAGCTGCAGCTTCTTTATCACCAATTTCCACAGCTTTGTTATACTTATCCTTCATTTTTTTAATATCAGCTTGCCACTTATTTATGGTGGTGGTCATTTGACCGTTACTTCCCTCTTTATTGGGATTAGTGAGAGATAATTCTTTTATATGATCACTGCGATACTTTGCCCTATCCTCACCTTTCAGGGTTTTATAGTGTTTCCTTATTGCCTCTACACGATTAGCCATTTTATTGAATTCTGCATAATCATCCCCAAACGCCTTACCTTCACGCTTAATAACTTTCTGACGGCCACCACCGTATCGCCAGTAATAATGTTTACCTACGAACGGAACCATACCCAGGGTTTCCATATCCCGTATTTTTTCTCCAACGGGTTTATCGTCCTGCTTTATAAGTGACCACATATCCCTCATAGGAGCCTCAACAAGATTGGCAGCCGCTGGCATTACTATTTTGGTTAGTGCCATTGGTATGCCATCCTTACGCGCTTCCCATGCAATATATCGAGATATGCCGATAAGTCGGAGCGCATTATCAATAACAGCATCCTTAAAAGAGATAGCTCTTCCGAAAATAAGATCTTTCAGTGCGTCGGTACCTGCTCCTGCAAGAGAGTATAACGCAACTAACATAGCCAGATTTCTTAGTCCCTGTTCCACCATGGCACGGTTACCGGTCCTCACACCTTCCTGTATTATTGCAATACCCTCGTTCCGCATGGTATCAATAAATTTTATGGTGTATGTTTTGAGACTATAGAAAATACGGGACCTTGGGCTATTGACATACATCATTGTCATTTCTGATGTTGTTCCCGGCTGAAAATCCAGTATCTTCGAGAATGCCAAATACTGCACATCCATCGTGAGGTTTCCTGCATCCAGGTCATCAAGCACTTGCTGGCTCTTGTCGGTCCCGAATATCGCGGAGATATATCTGGTAAACTCCGGATCCTTTTTTCGTGCCAGGGATTGATACTTTAAAAATGTTGCGGTGCCCAGTGTTTCCTTACCAATTTTGTCGAACAATGTCAGAAACGTTTTATCAAAAATCATCGAAACATATTTGCTCAATCCCTTTTGGGTCCGGAATTCTTCTGCTATTCGATCGATGCCGATATTTTTAAGGGAAATCTGATTTTCTTTTTTCAACACCTGCCACAATGCCTGTGTTGCATACTGAGGACCTGCGGTATAGTACGATCCTGCAAAATCCATCAACTGAGTAATAAAGGAATTAAAACCGCTTCCCATGGCTGCAATAACACCCACATCCTTTATGGTCTGTACAATCTGTCCTGCAGGTCGATAATTAAACCGTGCCCGTAAAAGCCCTATTAACTCGTCTTGCTGTTGAGGATTCAGTTTGTTTTCATTGAGTGCTGCCAGGACAAACTTATCAATCCCTGCAGTGATATCTCCTATCTTGTTATCTACAACATCATCAACCATGTCCAGCACATCGTCCATGGTCATCATTCGACTTTCCTTTAATGCTTCTTCTGCCCGGGCTTCCTTATCCATTCCCAGAAATTTGCGGATCCCGATTTGCTGGTTCATGTCGTGCACATAACCAACTAATGCGGATGTTGAGAAGTCATAGAATTTATCCATCTCAGTATCGATAAATTTAATAGTCCGTTTTTTTGTTGCGCCTGGGATACTTATTATCCGGTCCGGTCGCGCGATGAACATGTTAATGATATCAGCCTTTTCCTTGTCGGTTAATGGCCGTTTTAACATGTTCTCTGCCTTTGTAATCTGTTTGAGTAGAACGCCCCCCTCTACGGTCCCTGCGGCATACTCAACCAGCTTCCCGTAATTCAATACCTTCTTTGGCCAGTATTCCTTTATATACTTCAGGTTGAAACCAGCTTCTTGCGCCCTGCGGTGTATATCGTCAAGAGTGCTACGTACTTTTCTATACTCCGTCCTTAGATTGTATTTTGCAATGAGCTCTGCCACTTTTGCGTCATCTGCATTTTTAAAAGCCATATCTAAAATTTTCTGATCTGCGGGATCCATCTTTGAAACTGCATCAAGGAACGATTGTACCTGCTTCATATCGTTTTGCTGTGCAATCATCCAATCAAATTCAAAACGCTTCATCGCCTCTTTAAACGATCCCACCTGGCCATACGATGTTGTAACCACATTAGGGGATAGGTTTTTTAATCTGGTGGTGATTGGTGTCAGGAGATCCGCTATCACAGCATCTTTGGTTTTACGGTATGATTTTGATACGTGATAGTCAGGTTGTGCTACGCGGTTATATATCGCCTCAAGATGCCGCCCCTCATCCTCGTAATAGGATTCATCGGGCTCAGATTCTAAAAGGCTCTTCTCTTCTTCTTCCGATAGTTCTTTGGAGAAGAGAGGCATTCCTTCGTATAGAACAGACTCGCGCATGGGATCGGTAATGGGGATGGATTGCTGGCCGGTGTTTTCGCTCCGGCCTTTATTAAGCTGTTCAGCATAAGCCTCTGCAGACGAATATTCAGTAAATAACTCTTCAACCTCTCCATCTCTCGCAATTACCCGATAACCGCCACCATCCATTTCTTGAACGAAAACCTCACTATCAATAGGCTTTCCTGTTAAAACACTTATGTTCTCTACCCTTGCACCCCATTTTTTACCAAACTTATTCATGAAGTTAGGGATTACTCGGTCATAGAGGTTTTGTGCCCACTCGCCTCCGATTTCAAGATCAACACCGGAAAGTTTTCGCATACCATTTTCCGGAACCTGTTTCATTATTTTTGTGGCAACGTCCTTCCCAATGTACTTTGATAATTCAGTGGGTTTTATTTCTTCATCCATTATTACTTTTTTGTCTTTATCAGCAATAACTAAATTGATTTGATTTTCACCGAGTTCTGTCACATAAACGTGGCTGACCTTTTGGGAAAGATCGTAACGATCCGCTGTCTGTTTCCCGTTGATCCACGCCACACGGTCGTACTTTTCTTCAGCGGCCATTCGGAGAACACGTTTAAGGGTGAGCTCTTCCCAGTTTTTCAGGAAGGGTTGTGCTGGCTTTCTGTTTTTATTAAGATATTGTAATGCCGCGTCATAGTCTTTAAATGAATCGACAATTTCATTATTCTTAAATAAAACAATTTTTTTGTCTGAATCCCGATACCGGGTTGTATATCCTTCCGGAAATTCGGTTAATTCACCCGCCCCCTGCGCCCTCGCCTCTCTCGCCCAATCACTCTGAATTTCCTCAACAAAGAGTATTTTCTCACCATTAGGACCGGTACGGTCGTTTGTTCGAATGTGGGCTATTACGTTAGGTTCGTCCCAGTGGGAAGATTTGAAATTGTCCTTATTACTCTTATGGGCCCGTTCAGCAAGTTCAGCGAGTCGATCTCCGGCCGGGCTTGCTTCAAAATATTCAGGTTTTGAAAGGCGATCCCTTTGAGCCGTAAGTTTATTATATTCTTCGCGCTCTTTTGGTGTTAAAAAATCGCCCTTTCCAGGCAACGTCAACAGCACTTCTCTATAGTTTTCTCCACCTGGAAGAGTGTATGATGCATACTTTGCCACCCCATCGTCATTTGAAAGATATTCCCTTGCCTCTTCTCGGGTCATACCTTGCCCAGCCTCGTCTTCCATAAAAGTGTCTATATCACTTTCAGTAGCACCACCAATTTGAGTTTCCTTAATAGCCACCTGATTCTGCCTGACAAAATCCTCAATCTCCTGCCTGGTAACACTCTGCTTTCTCTTAAGAAAATCATCTAACCCTATCCACTTCCATTCAGCTTCTTTTACGCCAGGTGTTTTGGTTATCATGTTGAACATCTGGTCACCGGTCCCTTTAACCTGCTTTAATTCTTGTGCTGCTTTCAGTGTGGGGGAGTACCACTTATCGCCAATAATGGGTTTTGATAACCGCCTCTCGTTCTGTGCTTCCAGTGCTGCAGCAAGTTTTATCTTAACACCTGTCAGGGTTTTCATGTCCTTGGCTATTGCATACATCATATCGTTTATGTTATGAGGTAAGAATCCAAGGTCAATTAAGAATTTTCTTATTGCCAGCCATACCTGCTTGACTATCCCCTGTTGTTGCGGATTTGAAATGTAACTATCCATGTTATGAGCAATCCACTCACTGAAGACAATATCCTCTGCGCGGTCCGGTCTATTTTTTAATTCCTCTTTATAATTTGTCCGGATTCTCATTACAAGGGGTGTCTTCTGGCTCTGAAGGAACAATTGTTTTAGCCGTCTGTGAATACCCTTGTTCTGAATGAGCACGTTTGTCGCCCCTACGTGGCCCATCACTTCATGAACTAGTGTCTTACTCAACTTGTCCGGATCCGCTTTAGGATTCAATACGACATGAAATCCGTTTTCGTCATACCAAACAGATCCATTCACCTTATTAACGCCACTATCAGTATCAAAAGAATACTTCCCACCCTTTCCGTACCTGGTTGAAACCGTCACATCAAATACATCCCATAATTCAGGGGAGATTCGTTTCTTTAAATCATCAAGAGAATTGGTGAATAACTGAGGTCCCCCGTCTATTAATTCACGGGATTGAAGAGTTTCAACATCCCCATCGTCACCGCCGTCCTCATCCTCGTCCATAATCTCTTCAGATTTACCGGAAAGGTCTACACCCAATTCAATCCTTAAATTTTCCCAGTTGACCGGTTCATCTGCAAGGTCTACAGTTTCATCCTTCCGGGAAGAGAGTATTGTATCTACTTCTGTTATCCGCGCTTCAGCTGCTTCCAGTTCCGATTTTTCTTGAAATGGTTTGTCGACCCGCTTTTTTGCTTCTCCAAGAGACAGTTCCAGTGCTTTTATTTCTGCCTTAAACCTGGTAACGTGGTTTTCTGGATGTTCATATATTGCTTTATGGAGATAGGTCAACAATGCTGCAGGATTGGGTGTGTCCATGGAAGTGCTGCTTGAATACTTATATCCACCCACCGCCTCGATACCGTATTGAGAGGTTCCCATACCAGAAGTTTGATATCGTACATTTGCCCGGGAATCTAAATATATAGGAAAACCAGCATATTGGCCGATCGATGCCCGTTTGTTTGTTTTATCCCAACCATTATTAATTAAACTTATAATGTGCTCGCCAGCTAATTGTCGCGGGGTCTTCTCTTTCGTCTTTTCTTTGTCGGTCTTTTCCTTCTTCTCCTCGCCTTTTTTCTTTTCTTCTTTCTTAAAGGTGATCATTACACCAGGCTCTTCAACACTTTTTGCGAGTGTTATTTCAAAATCATCGCCTTTTTTCTCTTCGGTCCTGGTAGCAATGTCCTTCTCTGCTTTGGCAATACTGGTGTTTATCTGCTTTATCCGGGATGGAATGCTCTTAATGTCCTGTTCCAATCGGTTTTTATTCATTACCCATGCTTTGCGGATCCCATTTAATTCTTTTACACGGTTGCGAAGCGTCATTGCTTCCTTCATAACAGGATCTTCAATGGACAATTCCTTCGCGGATCCGAAGTAATCTTCCTCTACCTCAAAAATCCCGCCCTCATTTTCCATGATTGCCTTGATAACTTTGGATTTTGTTTCCAGCATGGCCCATAATCCACTATCAAGGGATCCCTTTGTCACATAATTGTAAATGGTAACGGTACCTATCTTCCCCTTTGTGACAATATTATCTCCATCCCAATCCTGGACCGTGTTACCCTGGCGTACAAACCTTCCATTGCTCTGGTCAAAATCCCTCGGTTTCCACTTAGCATCTATTTGGTGAATAGCTTTACCGAGTGTTTGTATATTAGTGCCGGCACCCATTTTCTTAACCGATCCAAGCAATACCCGCTTTCTTCCTGCTCTAAGCTCGTTATACAAATCAAGTTTTGCCGCACTGGTGCTATATTTTTTGTCTCTGATATCTGCTATTTCATCAGGATTGATACCACCTTTAATTAGTTTGGCTCGAATATCTTCATAAGCATCAAAATCAAGGGTCTTTACTCCATTGACTTTTTTATACGATCGCGGATTTTCCAAAAACAATACCTGGGTATACCGCTGTTTTGCGTATTGCTTGTAGATCTTCACCACATTATTAACAACGAGATTCAGTTTTGAATCAGGAAGGTCCGGCAGAGAACTATTAAACAGTCTTAAATCTACCGCCGCTTTCATTCCGTCATTGATCAGGGTGAGAATATTATCCATTCCCTTTTCTGGCTTACCCTGCCTCTTAATCTCATTTTCTCTACGAACCATATATCTCTTGAATGACTTCATTAAATCAGTGAGCGGTGCAGAGATGTTCTCAATTACTTTGTATGGAATGTTTTTTCCCGGGACCAGTATCTTCATTCTTTCCAGCATTGACGCTGTTTTAATATCCCACACCTGACGAAGAGCCGACATCAATGCTGGTATATTCGTTATTTTGCTGAATCTACTTGTTGGCCTGTATGATGAACCTGTATTGTCCAGTTCCATATCGGTATTGGTACGCGCAAACATCTTGTGCCAGTCATCGAATGATTCAATACCCTCTTCATGTAACCATTCTGGCTGCAGGTATTTCATCATAGTATACGCCTCAACCAAGGTATTACTGATTGGGGTACCTGTTGCAAAAACTACGCGCCCACCTTTCCGCTGGATATACCTGATCTTCATTGATAAATCCATTGCCCGACCAGATCCCGTTGCTGTCCCTAATCCCTTTACCTTCTGCAGGGTAGTATAATACATGAGGTTTTTAAATAAATCCGCCTCATCAACAAACAGCATATCAATACCCATGTCGTCGAAGTATAGGGTGTTTTTGTCTTTTTTAGATTTTGCTTTAAGATCATTAATTCTATTTTTAAAACCGTCCAGTTTCTTCTGCATATCTTTTACTGAACGTTCCTTTTTTTCTCCAGAATCCATATCATTTAAATATTGTTGGAAATTCTCAATAACATATTGTAACTGGTCCGCCTCTTCTTCTGGGCTCAGTTTTATAGATCCAAAATCCTGCAGTTTAATTAAAACAGCATCGTAATTATTCGTTGCTACTTTATTAACAAAAAGCTGTCTTTTATTTGCAGAAACATCTTTCTCTCGTGCCACTAATAAATCAGCGTCAGGATATGCTTGGTAAAACTCTGAGGCCCACTGACCTACCATGTGATTAGGAAAGGTAAACATTGGTTTTTTTATCAAGCCAAGTCGCTTACATTCCTGACTGGCCCAAATCATTTCTAACGTTTTACCTGATCCAACCTCATGTGCAAGCATTACATTTTTAGATTGTGTTTGTCGCCATACTGCGTCTGATTGGTGTTTATGTGCAGGAAAAGGAAACGCTGAATTAATAAACCTGATATCCGCATCCGGATCCATTATTCTTTTTGGGTGAATGTAATTTCTATCAACAAACGCATTAAACCGATCGTTAAAAGCTCGGACCAGTCTTTGGGTTCTATCCTCATCACTCCAAATCCATTCATCAAATCTATCTTTAATTGCCTTTGCCTTTACCCTGGCCGCTGCAGTATCTTGTTCTAAAAACACCTTTGTTGGGTTCGATTGAGCATCATACGTTGTTCCGTACACCATGGGATCGTTACCACTGAGAATATCCCGTAAAATCTTAATAGCATCATAGGATTGAATTCCATAATCACGATTGATTGCGTCATAGTTATATGTTTTAACTGCAATGTCCCATTTTCCATTAAAAGGATTATGATTAACAGTTAATTTGTGTGGGTTTAATAATACCTGAATAAAATCTTTTACATCACTAATTTCAAGCACTGGGTTGGATAATTGTAATAGAATATTTTCAGGAGGAAGGTCTGCAGGTATTACCGCCTCTAATGCCCTGACATTTATCTCGAATCGCCGGTCCTTCTTTTGTGCCTTAACTGCGTTCTGAAGCTTTTTCCGTACATTCCCCGATAAATATTCTTCTTTCGAAACATAGTACGTTTTTCCACCATTTAAGAATTCTTCTGCAGATTGATACGCCAATCCCTTACCAATCAGCATATCTGCAGCGGCATTACTATCAATACCCATTTGACGCGCCACAAAGTTTACATCGATGGATCCATATTTATTCAGGGATTGAATATAAGCATCCTCTATTGAATCCGATTTTCCGGTTGGCTTATCTGTTTCAAATGTAACCCCGCTCATCACATCCGCTTTTTTTGCAACCTTTGTGGCCTGATCGTATATCTCAAGGGCTCGTACTTTATATATGCCAGGGTCATCGTTTAAATTATTGTTGGCCTTATCGTTGAGTGCACCATAATTTTTAACAAAGTTTTCATACTCTGAATTCAAATCACTGAGTAATTGCGTTGCGTCTGCATCGGGATTTCTACGCTTCATTGCGTATAATTGCTGCATAGTGTCCCGAATTTTCACATAGGATGTCACTTTCCCGCGCTTTGATGCGGGTACCTCGTCCGGTTCCATTCCATATTCGTTTTTCTGATATACCTTACCGTCCTGCACATAGTATGAATTCGGGTCCAGGTCTGCAATATTTCCCAGTGCTTTTATTCCCTCTTCAATCTTTAACTGCTTTTCAACCTCTCCAATACCAGTGACAACACCCTCCGGAAGAAAGGTAATCGTCTCTTCCATCATTTTTTTAAACTGGTCCATGGATACACCAGGGTTTAATACAACTCCGTATTCATTCGGGCTGTACATCGTTCCAACTAAACCCTGATCACCAATAACCATTTGAGGATTATCAATAAAA